CTGAACGCCGTAGCGGGGGCGGGATTTGAACCCGCGACCTACAGCTTATGAGGCTGCCGAGCTACCGAACTGCTCCACCCCGCTAAAGGCGGGGACGGGATTTCAGGTCCCGTCACCCGCCACGTATAGGTTGACTATCTCCCCGTCAACCACGGGATTAGGGTTTGGAGCCCTCGTCGGGATAACTGCTTCTCCATACCTGGCGTGGAGACGGTGGGGGTCGAACCCACTTCGTCAACGCTTGCAAGGCGCGACCGCTACCACAGCGTCATCCCCGAAAACCCTGCCCACGAAGGAACAGGGTGGATGAAAAGGGTGGGTAGGTGGATTGGGTTTTACCACCACAGCCAAGCCAGAGGTCCAGTAGGTGTACCCCTTTTAAGCTGACCGCGAGTTTCAGCCGCTAAGCTGAGGTCGCTAAACCCCTCGCGTGCGTTACCGGTTTGCTCTGGCAACTCCCGGTATTCCGCCATACCCCACGACCGCTGGCCTGTCAGTCGTGTCCGTTCTTCTGGGAGGGGAGACGCTTACACGTTTGTCGGTGGGCGTCTCCCGCCCATGCTTACACCGGACGTTGCGTCCGGGCGCTGTACGCCAGGTTCGGGTTACCCGTTGCTGTCGTGCCAGCGATGCTTTGAATCATCTGCTCTGCCGGCGAAGGAGGCTGCCCGCCCTGACCGGGCGGCATACCTCCACCGCCACCCCCGCCCTGACCGGCTGCCTGAAGGGCCGCTAGCGGGTCCTGTGAAGGCTGTGCCCCACCGGCTTCCGCCTGCTCTTCCTGCGGGTTCTGCGGGGGCGGTGGGGCCGGCTGGAACACTGCCCCAACCGCGTCCTCGATAGAGGCACCCTTCTGCAACTTCTGGATCACCGTGTTGACCTTCGTCACAATCACCGTGGGGTCACCGCCCTGCATAGCCATCGCCGGGATTGCCTGAGGCAGCGTCGCGATAGCACCCAACAGAGCCTTGCGGATCTCCTCCACGTTGATGCGTTTCTGCTCACCAACAACGTCCAGTTCGAAAGGCATCTGCCGTTGAACCGTGTCTACAGAGATCACACCAGAAGTGAGAGCCTGTAGCAGGAAAACCAGAGACCGGTTCGGGTCCAGACCTGCCGTGAGACCGTAGGAAACCGAGCACGTGTAGTCGCCGGCAATGTCACGGCTTGGCTTGTACTTCACCTCGAACGGGGCACCGTCCTCCAGGCCCCTAATGGACTTCTCCAGATTGGGCCACAGCGCTTCATCCAGTTCGAGACAGATAGAAATCGTCTCTTGCATCGCAGCCGCGAGCCGACCTTGATAGGTCTTGATCTGTCCATCTGCCCCGGCGAGTAGAGCCTCTACTCCCTTACCGGTGATGATCGAAGCATCGATCTGTCCGTCCCGGCCCTCCGGATGCCGGGCACCCAGACGCAGCTCATCAGAGATCGACTGCTTCTCCATGAACGGCTCTTTGGGCACCGACAAGTCAACCCGGCGAACGTTCTGCGGCTGATCCGTACGGATCTGCGAATTCGGCCCAATCGGAACCTCTTGCGCATCCATCGGGATAGCCAGAGGCGCGTTAGCAACCTCCTCAGCAATCCGCATAGTGTAAAGGGCTAGCTTCGCCTTACTAAGCTGCACCCACACCAGATCGTCATACGCGCCGCGACCGGTGGTCCCGGTCCGTGGCCGTTCAGCCACAACGACCCGGCAACGATCAATCGGGTTCTCCACCGAATACAGCATCAGCTTCAACTGAGGCAGCAGCAGATACTGTCCCGTGCGGTCGTAGTAGCAGACAACCTCAACGTCCTCTTGCCTACGATCCTTCAACATCGAGAGAGAATCGTAGTACTCAGGGAACTCCCAAATGAGTTCCTGGACGTTGCGGCGGAAACACGACGCATACCAAACCGTGTCGCCCTTGCGGTCCAGCGCATAATACGAGTCGAGCGCCGACAACACATAGATGCACGGCACCTTGTTGTCGAAATCGGGATCGACTAGGTATGCCGTATGGTCATACGAGTCCAGGTGATCCGCGGCTGTGTAGTTCTGTAGCCCCAGCTTCGAATGGGTCACATAGCTGTTGACGATCTTGGTGCGCAAGTCAGCAGACTTCCGCGCCTTATCGGTGTTCATGTTCGGGTTGGCACACGTAAACGACGGCAACGGTGCCACCGATTCAGCGGTGGTCCGGGCAGCGACATCGATAAAGTTTGCCACCATGGGTTCCGGGATCAGATCCGGGAACATGCCCGCCTGGACTTCATCCCAGTTGCCCTCACGGACAGCCTTGATCTGGTACCGCTTCTCGCGCCGGCCGACGCCCTTCTTCCTCGCGATCTCAATATCGCTGAGGATCTTGTCAGTCTTGGTAGCCATCACACCAGCCAGTCATTTACTCGGATCACGCCTGCCCTCGCCTTTTCCTGTGGCGAAACCAGACCGGAGAACTGCCGGCGTTGAGGTCCACCCGTGAACTTCGCCTTTTCCCGGCAACCAATCTCAAGAAACCACAGCGCCATAACCATGTCGCAAGGCGTCTTCTTCGGGTCCAACTCCGGGGTCCAAATCGTCAACTGCTGCACAAGCGCCCGCATCCCGTCCGTGTCCACACGGGGAAGCTCGATCAACGGCTCCGAGATCATCTTGTGGGAGCCGTCATCCATGTCCTGCCAGGTGCCGAACAAAGGGGACATTGACGCGACACCGAAGTTCACATCGAACTTGTTTTTACCCGTGTAGTGCTGAGTGAGGCGAACGCCCCTGGCGTTGAGCCACATGTTCAACTCGTAGTCCTGAGTGAACATCGTCAACAAACCGGTCTTCTCAATCCGCCACTCTTGGATACCGAACTCGATCGTCGCAGCCTTGATCCGGTTCTTCAGTTCCTCCGGAGTCGGGTGCTTAATGTTCCAACAGTCGTAGACATACCGTTTGAACGGTGCCTGCGGAGAAACGCCTCCAACGATGATCGACGCGAAACCTGTCGTAGCAGGATCAACCGAACCGATACGATACACATCGTCAGGCACGTTAAACATGCCACCAAGACGCCCAGCACGTCGCCCCTTATTCGTTGCCTCAGCGATACCGTACGACGGGAAGGCAGCATTGCCGCCAACCTCCTGCTGCATATACGCCTGAAGCCACACGTTCGCGTCCAGGTCATCCTTGACTGCACCAATGTGCAGCCCATCCCACCGGGGGAAGGTGCCTGCTTCGTCGCCGTGCTTACAGTCGTCGGTCTCACACCAACAGTCGTCGTTGTCGTTGTACCAACTCGTTGTTGCCCGCGGCCACAACGTCTTCCACTGGTCCCGAGGACCGGAGTCCTCAAGGACAGCCGGCTGGCTCAAGTAGGTCCACGGAGATTTCCCAGACTGGAAGTTCTCCGGGTTCCTCAGCTGCCAGTACAAATCGGCTGGCGAGATGCGGGTGCCGATTACGCACACAACGCCCGAGGCGCCTGGCCGGGAGGAAACCTCAACCTGAAGCCATCGCATCTGCTTCTGCCACGCAGCCGCGTTCTCGCCGTCCACGGCATCATCCACGATCACACGATCAAGACGCTTACCGTAAACCTGACTGCCGAGACCCAACCCCTGCAACGTGGGGTCCTTATCAGACGGGTCCCGATCGGCTGAAGCCAGCCTAATCCTGTTCGCGGACCACTCGTCCGCCGTCGCCATAAACCCACCCTCAGGCGCGAAATCCCGAATCAACTCAAAGTTGTCCGGGTGCGTCAGACGGGTCTTGATGCCGTAAACCATATCCTCAGCCATATCAGCCGTCTTGCTGATAATGGCGATCTTGGTAGCCGGGTTGATACAGATCTGGTACGTCACCCAATCCAAGGTGACCGTAGTTGTCTTACCGTGGTTCGGCGGACAGTTAATGACCAGCCGGGTAGGGCGTCCCTTCTCGAAATTCTGGGACGGATGCAAAAGTGCCGGCTCCCGGCCCTCCAGCAAATCAATCCACTGCTGCATATGCGGATAAGTATCCTGCTTCAAATACTTCAACCGCCACGCAGCAAAACCCATCGCCCGCCCAGCGACACGATTACCGTCACGCGTATTCGTGTCAACCTTCCGGGTAGACATCACACTATCTACCGCAGCCCGAAACTCAGGGTCGTTCTTCCGCCAATACTCGTACGCCTTCCGGCTACGGTCCACCCGCTCAATCGCCGCAGTGATGTTGTAGCCCGCACCCAGATAATCCAGGAACGCCTTCTTCGCAGCCTCAGGCGTGAACTTCTTCCCACCCGCAGACTGACCACCCCGGCCCGCACCAACCTTGTTCCCACCCCGCGCCGGGTTCACCCCGCGCATCGTCTTCACATCCCGAGCCATAGCCCTCCTAGGTAGGTA